TACGCACCGCGCTCACCGGGTGCGTACTCACCGAACCATGTGCCATTCCACGGCACAGCGCCGTGCAGGAATTTGATGAACTCGCGCGCGTCATCGATCTGCATTGCTCGTCTCCAGTCTCGTTGCATCTTTAGTGGCTCGGCGCTCTGCTCGGCCAATCCTTCCACGGCGTTTGCAAGCCACAAGAAGGCGCCCCATTTCAATCTGCATTCCGGGAACGTGTTCGGCGTCGTTCAGCCACCACATGGATTCGCGTGCATCGCTGAGCAGGGTAGTGTGCCCCCAGCAAAAACACGGTTGATGCGCAGTCATCCAGTCGAGCACCGCTTGACAATCCGGGCACCGTTTCATCACTTGCACCTCGCCTTCCCATACGCCCCAAACGGACGTATAGCGTTCTCTGGGCGCGATCCATCCGCCGCACTCAGAGCAGGCGTGCCGAATGCGCGCGACATGCGTGCGCTCGCTGTAGGCGGTTGGCCGTTCGTAGTCGCAGAAACAGTTATCGCTCACGTACGGCCTCCAATCTCATAATCGACCGGCACCCTCTGTCGGTGCGGCAGTCGGCGAAGTTCGCCCAGGGAGTGTCTGGCCTCTCGTTGTATCGGCGCAGCACCCAGCGCGCACAGACTTTGCGATCCGGGCATCCCTTGTCCAAGGCATCGGCGCAGCGGGGTTCGTGGGCGGCGATCTTCATGCCTGCACCCCGATCTGCTGCCGCAACCGTCCAGCCCAGTACCGCAGCGCACTTGCCCGGCGCAGCGCACAGAACGCCTGCTCGCGCGTTTCATGCACGCGATGCGCGAGAATCCACGCAGTGCGGCCATCGGCGTAACGAATCAGCGCTTTGTCGCGGCGCGTGTCGATCAGCGTGACCTGGCGCGGGCCGAATCGCGCGTCGTTGCTTGCCCAGCGTTTAGACGACATAACCGGCGGAGTTGTCACAGATCAACCTCCATTCCGGTGTCCAGAAAAAGATCGTCTGTTTCGGCGCCGATAGTTGTGCCAGAGGCGGCGAGCGCTACGTTCTTGCAAGCCTGCCTGTAGTAGCTGGCCTTCAGTTCAGCGCCAATGCCGCGACGTCCCAGCAGTACGGGGCTATAGACCTCCGACCCGACTCCCATGAAAGGGGTAAAGACCGTCTCGCCGGGGTTGCTGAACAACTGAACGCAACGATCAATCACGTCGAGCTGTAGAGGGTGGACGTGCTTTTCGTCGTCTCCGTCGCGAGCCTCGCGAAATGGCAGGACGTGACCCATGCGGATGTCGTCCCATATGCAATCCGCATACTGACGCCAGATCCAGTGAGAGAAGCGATTCTCTGTCTGCTTCCCTGTCCATCCCCGGTACCGGATCACGTCCGCCGGAGGGGTTCGCTCGCCAGCGTAATCAAGCATTCCGACCGGGTGACGCACTGGGACTGAATTTTCGCCACGCTTGCGGAAGGTAAGCAACTGGTCCCCCGCGGCAACGCCGCAATCAATCGAGTCCTCGACTAGCGACTGATGCGCAAGGTTTTTCTGCATCGTCCGCAAACGCACGGCAAGCGGCTCTTTCCAGATCATGCGGCGGCCGGTGTATAGCCAGCCTTCGCGTTCATGCAGTCGGATGACATCTCCAGGGAAGTCGATATAGCTGTCTGTGCCGCTGTTGCTGCGCGGGACGTCCATCGTGTGAACTGCCGTGACTCTCCCCGGCATCGTCAGACGGTGAAGTTCGCGCACGCAAAAAGCGTACTGCTCGAAAAACGTTTCGTAGCTGTCGCAGTTCGACAAGTCGCGGTCGCTGCTACTGTAGTGATACAGGCCGCCGAACGGCGGTGAGTAAATCGACAGATGAACGCAGCCGTCCGGTAGCCCTTGCATGACTTCGATGCAATCTCCGTGATACAGGGCGTACTTGTTCGTTATCGTTTGATCGTGGACAGCCATTGCGGGATCTCCTGATTCTGTGAAAAGTTTGACTGCCTGGCGATAGACATGGCCGAGTTCATCTCGGCTACGAGATTGGTAAACATGTCGTCCGCTTGCGACTGTTTGCGTTGCATGTTTCGCAGAACGCCGCGCTCGCCTTCGGTGGTTACGATGTCAACAGTGACCGGCCTGGTCTGACCGAATCGCCAGCACCTACGAACGCCCTGGTAGTACTGCTCAAACGAGTGCGACGGGAAGAAGGTCACGTGGTTGCAGTGCTGGTAGTTCAGCCCCCATGCTCCAATTTTTGGCTTCGTGATGAGAACGCGAGCGCGACCTTCAGCGAAGTCCAGTAGCTTCCCTTCCTTATTGTCGTCGCTGTCCTGGCCGCTCACTTGTATCGAATCAGGGATCATCGATTCGAGTCGGTTGCCTTCGTCATTGAGATGGCACCACACAAGCGCCGGTTTCCCGGTGTCGTTCACAAGCGACGCAACTTTTTCGCAGCGTTCGACAACCGTCCTGCGTCGTTCCTCTCGTTGCTCATAAAGCCCAACGGCGGGCAGAGAAAAAAGAAACCCGTCGGCTGCTGTCTCAACGTTAACCACATGCTCAACCTCTGTTAGCGGAGGCAGGGCGAAACGAGCATCATCGAAGCCAAGGTCAGACGGACGCCTGATGGCGCGCGCCCATGAGCAAACCCATTGCCAGAACGGAAGTTCCGCATGGCCTTTTAGCCGCCACTTGATGACCTCTCCACCGATGCGCCCTGTCGCACTGTTGTTCATGTCGTTTTTGAAAAACCGATTGAGCATGTCCATATGCCCGAGGTATCCAAGGGCCTCGCTCGAGGTCCCGAGTTCGGTGAAGTCGTTCGGAGCAGCGGTGGCGGTCGCCAGCAATCGATAGGGCAACTTTCGGGCAAAGGACGTGATCGCGCCGCGAGTTGCCCCGCTGTAATTCTTGAGCACCGAGCTTTCGTCGCACACCACGCCGACAAACTTCGACGAGTCAAACAAGTGCAACTTTTCGTAGTTCGTGATCGTGATCCCGCGATGCACCGACCCATCGCGTGAGACAAGGGCATCGATGCCAAACTTCGCGGCGTCATTGGCGATTTGGTGCGTTACGGCTAGCGGAGTCAATAACAGGATGTTTCCGCCAGTACGACGAACAACGTTGTCGCTCCAGACAAGTTCGATTGCAGTTTTACCTAGGCCGCAATCCGCAAAGATGGCGGCACGGCCCTTGCGAATTGCCCACGCAACGAGGTCTGACTGAAAGTCGAACAGCCAAGACGGCAAGTCGATCGGATCAAACCCGTGATCGCCGTCCAGTTGGGACTTGCGGACCAGAAAGTCAGAATAGGTGCGGGCTCCCGGCGGCCTTTCCCCGGAGGGTTTCGCCGTACCCGCTGGTCCCGTTAATGCACGGTTTCCTTGCAACTCACCGCCCACCAAGGGAAGCGGCAAAATTAGGTCAGACATCGCACCATCCCTTCGGTTCCTGCGGCATCGCAAACGCTGGCAGCGTGTATTGCCCGCGCTGTCCCGATGCCGCGTGGTTCTTTGCCAGCCCTTTGTCGACCAGATTCGACAAGCACGTCTTGACGACATGCGCGGGCAGTCTGGTAGCTATCGAAAGCTGCCTGTAATCCTGCGGCTTGTCAGTCAGCGCGAGCAGCAATTGCGCTCGGTTCGTGTCGTGCTTCGCGTTCGGATCTGGCCGTACTTTGCGCGGCTTGACGACCTTCGGCGGCACTACCGGCACAACACCAGTCAGCACGTATCGGCCGATGTGCCCGGACCGCGACAGGTTCTTGATTCGCCCGCTGCTGAGCAGGACGTTCATTCCGTTGTAAGCCGCAGTCATCTTCAGGCCAGTCGCGGCCATGATGTCCCGCACAGTCGTCGGCACTGCGCCGATGTGCGCAATGATGAGATCGTGCGATGGCGTGCCGCGCGGCTTGCTGATCGGCGGAGGCTTGGGGCCGCGTTCTGGGCGCGGCTCTGGCGTCTCGCCAGGTTCCCAGACGTTCGCCTTCGCTTGCAGCAGTTCGAACCGCTGGCATTCGAGCACGTGGCCGAGGCGTCGGTGGATCTCGCGGGCTTGTGGTGGCGTTACGAGGACGGATAGCAGGTTCATTTCACGCAGCCGCCCGGGTCAGCAGATCCGGCGCGAACGGCGCACCGCTGGGCATCTCGGGCTCGACCCCGGCCGTCTCAACGCGATAAGGCGGCTCGGCGGTCAGCAGGGCGATTACCTGATCGACTGTGGCGACCTCGACGCTGTAGCTTGTGCGCGTGATGTGGCGCAGGGCCTGCGCCTGGTTGTCGGCGCGAACTAGGCGTTCGTCGCCGGTGTCGGTGTTGCGGATGAGGTAGGTGGGCATAAATCGCTTTCGGGGGGGTGTGAATTACCAAGGAATTCCGTCGAACACCCAGGCTTTGCAGTCGACATCGGTCGCGATCACATCGGGCGGTGGCACCTCAGAGAACACGCTGCAGATCTTGGTTGTCGGGCTGAAGTTCTCGCACCGCATGCAGGTGAATTCCACCGATTGCAGGGGTTGCAGTTCGCGCAGCAGCATTTCCCGCTTCGCTTCCACTTGTGCTCGATTCATCCCAGGTGCTCCCGATGATCTCGGGCCAGCGGCCCGACTCGTTGACGGTGATTTCCAGCGGCGTGCGCAGCACGTAGCCCGTGCGTATCCATTCCAGCGCCTGGCTGACGCTGCCCGGCAGGAACTCGCGCGGCGCGCGCCGGGCCCACCACTGGCGCGCCTTCTCGCCGGCGAAGCCGGGGTGATCCAGGCACACCCACTCGGCGGCCACCTTGCGCAGCCCACTGAAGTAGTCGGCCCGGATGCTGTCCGGGGCGCCGGGCTTGGTGTGGCGGGCGTAGCGGACTTCGGTGACGGGGTAACGGGTGACCTTGGCCGTGATCTGGCTGGCCAGGATCGGCGCGGCGCTGACCTCGCGGGCCAGCTGCTCTTCGTCCTCGCGCAACTGGTGGCCGCACTCGGTGCAGAACATCGCGCTGGCTGGGCGCACCTGGGCGCCGCACTCGCCGCACAGGGCGAACGGCGCCTGCGGGTCGGTGGGGCCCTTGCGTTTCTTGCGCCCGCGGATCATGTCCACCGGGCCCAGGCGCTCTGTCGTGTCGCTGTAGTCGAGCCACAGGCAGTCCGTCTTGCCGTCGGCCGGCCGCATGCCGCGCCCCGCGCCCTGCACATACAGCACCGGGCTCTGGGTCGGGCGGCACCAGATGATCGCGTCCACGTCGGGCACATCGAACCCGGTGGCCAGGGCCAGCACGGTGACCAGGCAGCGCAGACGCCCGGCGCGAAAGTCGGCGATGTGCTGCTCGCGCTCGTGCTTGTCCGTCTCGCCGCACACCAGGGCAACCGCTATGCCTTGGGCGGCCAGGAGCGTCACCAGGGTCTGCGCGTTGGCGACTGTGGGCGTGAACGCGATCCACTTCTTGCGCTCGGCCGCCAGGCGCATCACATCCAAGGCGATCGCCGGCAGGTAGTGCTCGACCCGCTCGGCCAGGTCGTCGAGCTTGTAGTCGCCGCTGGCGGTCGAGATGCCGTCGGTGTCGATGCGGATGTCGATCACGTCGATCGGACGCACCAGCGGCGCGAGATGCCCGGCATCGAGCAGCTCGGCGGGCTTCACTTCGCAGGCGATGCCAGAGAACAGCGGCGAAGCCCCGTCGGTCAGCCAGACGCCATCGCCACGAAACGGCGTGGCGGTCAGCCCGGCGATCGCGAGCTCGTTGTACTTGGACAGGTCGTCCACGAACTGGCGAAACCGCCCGACCCCGTTCGGATTGACCAGGTGAGCTTCGTCGATCAGCACGCACCGGATGGCGCCCAGCGTATGGGCGTTGCGGTAGATGCTGCCGATGGTCGCCACGATCACGTCGGCGTGCTGGTCGCGCCGGCCCAGGCTAGCCGAGTACAGGCCGACCGACCGGTGGGACGGCATCACGCGGGCCAGTTTGTCGGCGTTCTGCTCGGCCAGTTCCTTGGACGGCACCAGCACCACAGTGCGCGGCGCGTCCTCGGGCCAGGTGTCCCACAGCAGCCGCACCAGCTCGGCGATGACGATCGACTTTCCCGCGCCAGTGGGCAGCACCAGAAGCGGGATCTGGTCGCGCTGGTGGGCCATCCACCAGGCGTACAAGCTGTCGATCGCGCGCTGCTGGTAATTTCGAATGACGAAGCTCACGCGACTACCCGCCCTTCGAATTCGTCCCGAAACGCCTTCAGTTCCGGCTCACCCAGTGCGCCCTTATCCGCGCAGGCGTGGATCTCGTCGGACGAATAGCCATCGGGCCGCGGGCCGTTCAGGAACTGGTTCCCGGTGATCTTGTTGCGGTACAGCACCGCGCCGTCGGGCGCGTCGATGGGCTCGGCCCAGTTCGCCAGCAGGATCGGGATCACCCGATGCTGATCGCACCCGGCGCGCTGTTCGTCGATGCTCAGGTCGCGCTCGTGGTGGGCGCAGGACCAGCGGCCGTTGCCGGCCCGCTCGGGCGTGACATGCGCGCAGCTGCGGCAGGTGGCCGCCGGGGCGGCGGTACCGTGGCAGTGGGCGTGGAAGTGGCAGAACTTGCATTCGTACCAGGCCGGATCGTCGGACAGTTTCACCGGCGGCTCGGCGGCGAAGATGATGCGTTCGGCGCGGGCGATGAGGCGGTCGAACTCGGCCGGCTCGAAGTCGAACCGCTCAAGGTGCAGGTGGTCGGTGTCTTTGACGACGAACAGGAATGCACACCGATCCAGGTCCATCAGCCCGGCATAGACGGTGCCCTGCGCGTGGTACTTGGGGTAGGCCGCCCGGAATCCCTTCTTGGTCATCTCGGCGAACTTCTTGCTGCTGACCGTCTTGACATCGAAAACGTGGGCGGTGCGCGGGGCTTCGGGCAGCCCGCGCACGATGGCGTCCAAGTGCCCGCGCAGGTGCCCGCCCAGGGCCTGCACCGCGAACTGGCGGCCGTCTGGCTGGCGGTCCCATACCTCGAGGCCGATCGCGCGCAGCTCGTCCAGCACGCGGGCTTCCTCGCGGTGGCCCGTGTCAAAAAGTCGGACCATGCGACCCTCGAACTGCTCGCGGGCGATCCAGCGAAAGCCCATCCACAGCCGGCGCGCGCACGGATCACCCAGGGCGGACGCGCCCAGGTACGGGCGGGCCTGCTCGCCCGCTTCGCGCTGCTCGTGCAGCGCGTAGATGGCGGCGGCCGTCTGGTGGACGGGGGCGGGCAGGGCAGCCATGGCGGCGCTCAGCGTTTCCATGGGGCGGTGGCGACAGTGGCCGGGGCGGAAGCCGCCGGCACGGCCGGGGCAGTGAACGTCGCGGCGCCCGGCGCGCTGACCGCCTCGAACCCATTGACCTCGTTCTTGTCGCCGTACTGGCCGGTGTCGTCCTTGCGGATTTTCACGCGGGCCCGGACGATCTTGCCGTGAAGCTGCGCGGTGTCGGCCAGCTGCAGCACACCGGCCGCGTGGCACAGGGCGGACAGTTGCGACTGGCCAATCTGCTCGGCCTGCGGGCTGGGGTTGCGCACATTGATGTTGGCAAACACCGTGCGACCGACAAACTGGCCTTCGACGACACGCAGTCGAAACACCGCCATCTGCCCGCCGCTCTTGGTGGTCTTGACTTCGCTGTCGTCCACGCTGACCGTGTAGGTGCCAGCGGCGATCGGGGTGATCGCGACTTGCGGCGCGACGGTGGTTGCATCAAATCCGAGCTGTGCCATGGTTAGGCTCCTTGGGTTTCGGCGGCGACTGCCGCTGGTTGGTGAGTGATCTTGGCGGCGATGGCCGCGAGGTTCGGGGGCTCGAAGGCGTCCAGTGCGCCGGACCGGTCCTTGGCGCCGTACTGGAAATCGGGCTGGGTCTGAAGGGCGCGCACGGTCTTGCCCTCGGCGTCCTTCTCGATGCGCAGGCACAGCACCTCGTCGAACAGGTACGGCAGGCCTTGTCCCAGACGCTGGCCGGGCATCGACGGTCCGTAGAGCACCGCGCCGGACAGTTCGTCCTTGGTGCGCTCCTGCTTGGCCGACATGTAGACGTTGCGCCCGGGCAGGTCGCGAAACGCGCGCAGCAGGTCGGTCATCTGCTCGGTCAGCGCACCGTAAGCCTGGCGTGGGTCCTTGGTCGCCTTCTTCTCGGCGTTCAGCACGACCTCGGCGATCTCGCTGATCGAGTCCAGGCACACCCAGTCGAAGTGCGCGCCTTCCGGGCTCATCAGGAACGCATAGGCCTCGTGCACGTCGGCGATGCTGGACACCTCGATGACCGGGATGTCGGAGGCGCGCAGCGACAGCAGACCGCCCTCGGCGCTGATGATGATCGGCGTGCCACCGGTGGTGGCGCACAGGGTTGTCTTGCCCGCGCCGGCCTGGCCGTAGGTCAAAATTTTGACGCCGTTGCTGCGCGCGGCTTCGCGGGTGGTGGTCAGCTTGATCGCCATCACGCCACCTTCAGCGAAAAGGCCGACTTCACCTTCTTGGCAGTGATCGCCTGCGCCACGATCGCGTAGACCGACGGCTGGTGATCGCGAAGCCAGCGCAGACCCTTCAGGTCGATCTTCGCCACTTGCGCGAACTGGACCGGGCGCAGGGCCTCTGGCACCAGCGGCGCAACGCGCAGCCACACCGCCTCATCGACCGTCCGATTGATCTTGCTGGTGATGGTGAGCTTGCTGCCGTCGGCCAGTTCGTGGGTGGCGCTGCCCTCGTCGGGCTCGC